ACCAAGAAGAAGGTGGAGACATCTGCTTAAAGTCTACGTTACATTGATAGTTACATGTTGACTCTCAGTTACACACCTACCCGTATTTACAATTCGTCGAATAAAAAGCCACGGAATCCAGAATCGAGACCGAAGAAATATCAGGTTGTGGAAACGGTGCACCTCGAACAAATGCGCTACCAGATTGCCAGGTATAAACAATCAGAAAAAAAGATAAGGTTACTTACTTCGTGGGGTTTGCGCGCTACAGAGTCGTCACTGAGCGATTTGCATGGAATCTTGGAAACATTGGACGAGCTTTATGGAGAAGACGCCTTTGAGGATGAACTTTAGGAAGTGTGGCATGTGGGAGTATCCCGCTTTTGTAGATGGAACCCAAAAATAATCCACCAGACATAATCTTGGTTGGTAGAACACCAAATCTTGTGGGAAATGTATAAATTCCATGTTCAATATCATCATCCACATCTTCAATATCAGCCATGTTTGATACCCCAGTGGCCAAGAGACCCATCGCTAGAGCTTGATCTTGAATGACTTCTGTATGTGCTATCAGGTGAGGAACCACACTGATAGCTCCTGCCCAAAAAGTCCCGACATAAAAGGGTTTCAATAGAGGGAAATTGTGTTTGAACGTGGGATACATCAGAATCGAAAGTATCTCTGGTGCGACATACTTAGTTTGACCAGAATACCATAATACGAGATTCGCGATCAAAAGAGCTGCAGCGATAGACTCGGGGGTGTCTTCGGTCTTTCCATCCAGAAATCTATCCGCACCGTATGCCCATCTAGCAGAGGCCATGATATAAAGTAGTGGTAAAGGTTCCAATGGAGTTCCAGTGCATATCGCTAATATAGACATGATAGTTCCAACCTCTATTCCGGGTAACATTTCTATATTAGGGAGTATTTGTCTTTAATTGTCTCCGTAAAGTTCCAAAATATCTCTGACTATGGGTGATCGTTCTATATCCACGTGTTGAAAAACGACACTATCGATTCTTTTCAATTGTTTACCCTTCACCTTGTCATAAATATCTTTGAGTCCATTCTCGCCATACTTTCTATCATGTTGGTTTAAGTCACCGGTGACGACCATTTTACTGTCGTCACCGATACGAGTGAGTAACATTTTCATTTGGTTAGGTGTTGAATTCTGCATCTCATCTGCTATGATGAAAGAATCTTTAAAGGTTCTTCCTCTCATGTAAGCTAGGGGGCAAATTTCCAGGATCTTTTCTTTTATCATGAACTGAATGTCTGCCTGGTTGTAATATTCACCGAAGATGTCCATGATGGGTCTTATCCATGGGTCCATCTTTTCCTCTAAAGTGCCTGGAAGATACCCAATGTCTTCTTCTACAGATACAACTGGTCGTGTCATTATTATTTTTTTGTAGGATTTGTCGTTATACCCAGTTATAGCGGCTATACAGGCTAACATGGTTTTACCAGTCCCAGCGGGACCAATCGCAAAAACCATCTGTTTGTTTGGACTATATAACATCTGATTGTAGTCACGCTGTCTATCACTTTTAGGAATCACGTTTGGACATACGTCTTTTTCTTCAAACTGTATCTCTTCCTCGTAATAGTCAGTTTCATAAGATGATGAGAGGGAATATTTCATTCGACGACCCTTTTTACCCCCCATACTTTTTACGCAGAAGTTTTATTGACCCACCAAATAAACCCACTCAGTATTGTGACCAAAAGAAGCACGAGAAGACCAAATGAAAATTTTTTAGGGTTTTCCTCTGGAGGTTTGTCGGGGAGCTTTCGAACATTTTCATTCAGTGTGTCAATTTTTTTGAGTAGCTTTTCCAAAGCTCTTAGAATTTGAAGTTCGCGGTCTTTTGGTTTCTCCTTCACATTTACGGTGGTAATCTCGAGAATCATATACCACTTTGAAGATGGATTTAATAATAAATAATCCCCATCATCTTGGCACTCAAAAATCTTGAAATTAAGCTTCTTGATTGAGATAGGATTGAAATAATTTGTATTTTGGGGAAATCTACGCCACTGTTTGTCTCGTAAAATTGTATGCGAACTATGTGTAAAGTGACGCTCAAGAGGAACTCTAGCTAATATTTGTCCATTACGTTCATCCAGGAGTTGTGCCACCTTGGGAATTTCAGGGCATATAATGTCCACGAATTTAGGTATATCATTAGGATGTTCATCAGAATTAGGACTAGCTGCACCAACTTGAGTCACATAGAAATCCACTATTTTTATACCAAGGACCCTACTCATGTCCTCAACGTGAGTATTGGATTCCAGAGCTAAGTCCAGTGAAAATGTATTGTTCGTTCCATTCACAAAATCAGATTCAATGACAATGTACTGAGTCCTTTTTGGGATATCGTCCAAGGACATTCTAATGTAATCCAACAAAAAAAAGTCTACAGTACTAACATGGAACAGATCCAACGATACAAGAAAGAAATCGGAATCGCTGTCATTGTGATAATATTCCTTTCTATTATATCTTCATTTTCCAGTGGAAGTAAGAAGGATGAACCTCAAGAAGAGTCCACAGCGTCGACGGGTGACGAACCACAAGAAGAGTCCACAGCGTCGACGGGTGGGAAACAGGTGGCGTCGACGGCGTCGATGGGTGGGAAACAGGTGGCGTCGATGGGTAGAGAAGATGTGGAGCGCGCAGTGGTTGAGGCAAAATTCATGAATAAAATCACCGACCCTTCCACCCAAGTCGAAATACGACAAATGGCTTCGAAATTATCTTTCAATAATTTAGACATTAACGAAGATAACAGAATTTCTACAGACGAAATTCCAGACGGCGACCTCAAAGATGAGTTGTTTGGTTATGATTTAGATGAAGATGGAGTCATTGTTCTGGAAGAGTATGAGAAGTATTTTGAAAATAGACAATCTAAGAGAAAGGGTGGGACGGTCACAGGAACAGGTTTAGGGTTTAAGCTTGACCCTAACTCTTTATAACTTTCAATTTGAAATCCTTATCGAATCCATCAAAACGGATCTTACCCTCATCCACAAGACGCTTAATCGTGTGACCAACTTCGATGTTGTCGTTATACGCCTCAGTGTGTTTTGTTTCAGGTCTCAAATCCGGCATAAGCATATTGAAAGCCATCATCTTCTTCGCTATCGAGAGTTCCTTATCTTGAAGCACACGGAGGATATCCTTGGGAATCTTTGAGATGTCCATTACTCTTTACTTGGACTTTTTCTTTAACTGTTTGCTCTTGGATTTGGGCTTTATATATTTTGAATCTACTTTTTAGAGAGAAAATAGTTCCACTCCATACCCCAACTCCTCGACAACTGGGTCATTCTTGTAGTCTGTTTTGTAATAGATCTTTTTGATTCCACTACTCGCCAGTGCCTTATAGCAGTTGAGACACGGATAATGTGTCACGTAGGCCACACAATCATCGATGGAGGCACCCCTCTTCGCCGCGTCCGTGATTGCGTTAATCTCCGCATGGATCGTCGCTTGTTCGTGGCCATCCCTCACTATGGAATGGTGTTCTGTCCCAGACAAGAAACCGTTGTAGCCCATACTGATGAGGCGGTTGTTTTTGACGAGGACACAACCAACCTTGAGTCTGTCACAAGGGGATCTCACAGATGCGAGTTGGGCAGTTTGCATGAAGTATTCGTCCCAAGAGATTCTGGGTTCAGGTTCTTGGGGTCGTCGAATATTACGAATGGGACGACGAGACATTAGTACTTAAACAGTGCTAGTCTTTAAAAGTACTTAAAAGTATGACTCGTTTTCTATATAACTCGAAATGACTGTGTGTGAACATAATCGTTATCAACCTGATTGCATCCTATGTGGTGGTAAGAATATATGTGAACATAATCGTCGACGGAGAGAATGTGTCCATTGTAAGAGTGAGGGTGTGAAGGCGTTCTGTGAACACGGGAAACTCCGTCGTATGTGTTTACCATGTAACGGCTCCTCTGTGTGCCCACATGGACGTCACCGTTCATTCTGTATGGATTGTCCGATTTCAGATTTTGGCTACGCGAAACTCTGTAAAATTTGCAAAATTACTCGCGTCGAATCACACAAGGGAGTCTACACTTGTAGGGGATGTAGAGTGTTAGACATGGAACGTATTGAACATATGTTTGGAGACATGATCATCGGACACGTGGGACATCCACCCAACTCTAAAGATAAGAGCATCGTGAAGACTGACATCTGTGGAGATTTAGACCGACGACGTCCAGATCTCCTCTGGGTTGTCCCCGGAAAACTCGCGGTGGTCGTAGAGATTGATGAAGATTCACATGTGGGTAGAGAGACCTCATGTGAAGTTCGAAAGATCAGTGAACAGAATCTGGCCATCGGGGGAATGGAAGAGGTCCAATATTGCCCCGTTGTAACGATCCGAGTCAACCCCGATAAGTGTGACGTCTCTGACGCCTCCCTCGAGGATCGCGCTATGTATGTGGGTGAACTCGTGAAGAAGTTGATTCACAATGACTTTGATGTAGAGCAAAATGGGGGTTCCAAGATTATCTTTTGCTACTACCACACAAAGAGTCAGAAACATATCAATGAACACAAGAAACACTGGAATTGTGAGGTATTCCCGGTAGATAGACTCACCGAGCTCGCCGAGATGGTAGAGGTGGTCGAGGCGGCTGAGAACCTAGCATGTATGTAGGATGTTTTAAGTCGTTTAGAGATTTTAAGTAAATATGTGTTAAGATGATTCAAACTAGGCTGGATTCGTTTAATTTTTGTCCGCCATGCCCGACAATCACCAAAAAACCAAAATATGTTCGTCCAAAATGTCCACACGGTCGTGTGCGCTCTAGGTGCAAGGAGTGTGGGGGCTCGGGCATCTGCGAGCACGGGAGGCGGCGAAACAGGTGCAAGGAGTGCGGTGGATCTCAAATCTGCGAGCACGGTCGTGAGCGCTCTACGTGCAAGGAATGTGGTGGATCTCAAATCTGCGAGCATGGGAGGCTGCGAAGCAGGTGCAAGGAGTGCGGTGGGGGCACAATCTGCGAGCACGGGAGGGAGCGAACCAAATGCAAAGAGTGTGGGGGTGGGAGCTTCTGCGAGCATGGGAGGCTGCGAAGCAGGTGCAAGGAGTGTGGGGGTGGGAGCATCTGCGAGCACGGGAGGCGGCGAAGCTTGTGCAAGGAGTGTGGGGGTGGGAGCATCTGCGAGCACGGGAAGGAGCGCTCTAAGTGCCCTATATGTGACCCGTGTGGACACGCAATTTCTTTGAGACGATACAGACGATACGAAACCACAAAGGCTAAAAATCCTACAGGTGCATTGGAAGATCTTTGTATGACTTCAAAAGACTGGGTCAGGTATCTTCATAAAACTTTTGAAGACAGATATGGTCGCCCAAAAACCGATAACGATAAGGTTCAGATAGATGAAATCATTCCGTGTAGTGTGTGGAATTTGCCAGATGACAACAAATATTGCTGGCACTATCTGAACTCTCAGTGGTTGATTGACAATACGAATCAGGGAAAGGGTACCAAATATACAGAGGAGGATAAGCGCGCTATGATACAACGAATAGATGAGTGGTTCACCTCAAATCCTTATCCGCCGTGTAGTACGTCTTCCCCTTCGTGACGAAGCTATGTACCCTAGCATACCCCCACGCCTGTGGAGAAGCTCCTGGACGATGCCCAGTTCTCCACGCGGCGAGACCCCTATTGTAGACCGTCTTGAGGGTCTTCAAAGGCACGCCAGTAGCCTTAGCAATTTCAGGGAGAGATTTGGCTCCCGGATACATCTTTCTAAACCTTTGCGTGTAGGAAGAAGTCTTTGTCTTCTGTCCCTTGTCCGTCTTGAAGTCTTTGTAGTCTCTCCGGAGCATCTTCTTGTAGCGGGTCTCGACCTGACCCAAGGTGATGAGCCCCCTGAAATATTTGAGGGGTGCGTAAATCTTACCCTCAGATTTACGCAGTTCCCCAACCTTCTTGGTAATCTGAGCATCGCTCAGAGGCATCTTACTTTGGCTTGAGATATTTTATAGCCGCCCCTATGCTGGAGTAGATGCATTTTCCAAACCTGACACGGCCAGTCCTGGGATTATAGTACCCAACGTGACCGTTGAAGACTGCCTTGTGAAGTTCCACCATATAAAAAATACGAGATTATAATAATCAGCGAGGATGGGTTTGTCGATTATTATGGGAAATATGTTTTCTGGTAAAACATCTGAACTCATTCGGAGACTTAAGCGCTTGAAAGTCATTGGAAAGAATATTCTTGTCATCAACTCGGCGAAGGATACGAGATCTCCTGACCAAGTATTGAAGACACACGATAACGTAAAGTTCAACTGCCTCAAAGTTTTCGATCTTTTCAATGTTCTCAACATGAGGGAATTCGACGAGGCTGACATCGTAGCCATCGACGAAGCCCAGTTTTTTACACAGTTGAAGAAGTTTGTAGAGTGCTGTCTGTCTGTTAACAAATCGGTGCTATTGGCTGGTCTAGACGCTGATTCATTTCAATGTAAGTTTGGAGAACTCGTTGATTGTATACCCATGGCGTGTGACGTGACCAAACTTTCAGCTCTGTGTATGCACTGCAACGATGGGACTCCAGGCCCATTCACGAAACGCATAGTGGAAGATAAAACCCTCGAACTCATAGGTGGAAGTGATATGTACATAGCGGTGTGTCGCAAACATCTCACCTGTTGATGTCCAAAATCAGTACGACCCTCTTTCCTTCACCGGTCTTTATGAGTTCGTGATACCTCGAGTGATCAAAAATGAATTCCTCACCCTCTGCATGTTGGTGTGAACCACTCTCAGTGTAAAGGGTGCACTCACCACCACCATGTATGGTGATGTGATATCTAAGGAGGCGATTAGATTCGGCTCGATGCGGGTGCAATATCATGGGTCCCTCACTCACAGCGAATGCGGCAACTTGGGTATCTATACATGGAATCTGCTTTACAAGGCTACTCAACATGGGAAAGTCTTTAATTTTGTAAAAATAGTAATTTTCATTCTTCTCAAACCAAGGACTAACATCATGGTAGTATCTCTTCTTCAATGTGGGGTGGACAGCTTCAAACTCCTCTTTGATCTTGTGAAAATGAAACTTTATCAACATGAGACCGGGATAGTTCTTAACTGAACACTCCGAGTTGAAGTGGATCAAATCCCTGAATGTATTTCTAATTCCACAGAGAGGTCTCATGGGATTTTGAAAGTATAGGGTGTCTATGGGAAATTTGAAAAAGTCGTAGACGACCATCAAAGTTGGCACCAACAGGAGACTCCACATTATTTTCTCAGTAGATAATAAAATGCCCGGTTATACCGAACCACTAGAGCCCGAGCCCACCAAGGAGGTCAAGGATGTGAAGGTTCGTTTCCAGACTCCCTCTATCCCCAAGCTGACTATCGTTCAGATGGTCATCGTTGCCATTATTGTTGGCTACGCGTGGACCGCTCGCAAGATGAAGGGTGTCGTGGTTTCCAGCCTCGCTATTGCTATTGCCCTCCTCCACATGTACGATCACCTCTACCGTGTTAAGCGTGGTGATGAGCACCTCTTCCTCCTTCCCAAGAAGGAGAAGTATGGCTGCAAATCTTGCAAGATGTAAATTTTTTTAAAAGCGTATTATAAGTATGCGCGTCAAAATTACTCGTAGCCCTAATCCTATAAAGAAATTTAGGGCCACGTTAGAAGACGGCAGGACTGTTGACTTTGGTGCACGTGGGTATTCCGACTACACCAAACACAAGAATCCTTCACGTATGCGTTCCTACGTGCTTCGACACGGGGGACAGATTCCTAAAAGCACGATAGCAGAGAAAGATCCCAAAAAGATTCAAAACAGGATGTTGGGGGTCACTCTCAGTGACACGGAGAATTGGAAAATGAGTGGTATCAACAGTGCTGGTTTCTGGTCACGTTGGTATCTCTGGAGTTTTCCATCTTTCCGAGAAGTTGAAAAGTTCATGTCTAAGAAGTTTGGTCTAGTGTTTACTCGCTAGCTGCAGGTTCATCAGGGGTGGCCACTTCGTTTAAGATTTGTTCGACGAGTTCAGTTGGACTCAACTCGAGCATTTCTTTGAGATCTTCACAAGTATCTTTCATGTCTCGTCTAGCATCATCATAATCATCAAAAGGTAAACAATATCCATCATCATCTCGACGTGAACATTGCTCAGCCTTGACTAGATCAACTTCCTTGTAAAGTTCTTTCATCTCCTCTGTTGGCTCTATGTATTCTTTGCTGTAGTCCCTCCAGTCTTTCTTACCCCCTAAAGTCCAAATACTATCGCGACCCGCTTCCTTGTAGTAATTTCCACTTTCCTTGATCTTATCGACAAATTCCTGTGATGTGACTTCGTCGTATAGTTCGCAGAGCTCTGGTGACTTTTCCTGAATTTTTGTGAATATTTCGATCATCTTGTTCTTCACAGTCAGATCCTCACTCACTAACCCTGAACCACCGGGTAAATCCAAACTCAACAATCTCAGTTCATTGGACAATTGAATGAAATTCTTTATTTTTTTCAATTCATAGCTCTTGACGAAGTGAGGACCAGTCCCCGGTATGAGACCAGCGGCAAAGGCCCCGCTCGCTGAAGATGAAGACATCATACAACAGCAACACAGTAGAAGAATAGTTGCCATTTATAGTACTTCACATTTTATTTCGGAGACCCTTTTTCATCTGAACAGCCCTAAGTTCTGCAATGAGCCTGGCTCTTGCGTTGTTGATGGGTGGTCTCATTGGAGGTCTCATTCTAGGAGGAGGGGGGGGAGGAGGAGGAGGTGGGCGAGGACGAGGAACAGGCCCATTAGGAGGTGAAATCAAAACTGTTTTGCAAATTTTGATAACCTTCTGGGCATTCTTCACACTGTTCTCAAAGTTCATGGTAATTTTCGAACGAAGTTCTCTCCCTGTGAGTTTGACACGCTTTCCATCCACGTTTTTCGTGACACGTAGACCCAACTTCTTGGCTTTGTTTTTCAAGTCTCGGTACTGCATATAGTATCAATACAGAATAAAATCCTTGAACGTATCGATATCTCCATCATTAATTAGATGAATATAGTTCATTTCTTCAGCATTTAGACATAGAACGTCGACCTCTGATTGTTCATAAACCTTTTTAATGGTGATCTCTAAACTATCTAGATGTAGTAATATGATCACTAAGTCATCAAAATCAAGTGAACTTAGACCCATACGAAATTTTACTTTGTTTACATTAAACGACCCATCATCATTTTGGACTAAAAAGTGTTTTTTTATAAAGTGTTCCGTATCGTTTCTAGGTGAGATCCCTATACGATTGGCGAGTTGAGAAATGTCCATTAAATCATGTAATCCAGAAATCAACTTCTTAACAAAGCCTTTCTTGATTTGGGAGAGAGACATCTTAAAATGTATAAAGATTAAAAAGACAAGAACATTAAGATGAACGATGTCATCGAACTAAGGGTATTGATACATAAGGTTCTTCTCCCACGGATTCGAAACCTGGAAAATGAAGTAAGTGCGCTCAGGAAACATACTTGGCCATACGTTCAATCACGGAAAGAGACCACTCAACTTGACGATATGGAGAGCAAAATCGACTTCATGAAAAACCTTGATGATAAAACAATCAGGGACCTTATTAACAGGAAGTCGAAGTTGTGTAGAACGTCAGGATCTCAGGGAAGGGAGTACGACATTATAAAATATCACTTATAAGTATATGGACTTTTTAAGCTTACCTATCACCGCCTTGACGACGATGTGTGGCAGTGTATCAGCTATGCTACCCGCCTCTAATCTACTCCCAACCTCTGAAGGACCCCTTAACGACAAGGAACTGGGTGGCTACGTCGTGACAGTCATTTGCCTGATCATATGCATGTATATGATTATCAGAATGCCTTTCAAGACACCCCCGATGATGGCAGCTTGTTGTTGCTTCCTTTCTTCTTGCAGCACGAGCTCGTCTCGTATAGCCAAGGATGTTCAAAGACGTGTTGGGGAAACCTCCGAAGGAGAAACCCCCAATGGGGAAAAGTCAGAAGAAGAGAAACAACAGATTGCACAAACTATGTTTGGAAATGCCAAAGAGCTGTAAAATTTAGAAAAAGTTGTCAGTTCTATAAAGATTTACCGTGAATGGATCAGTTTTACCAGTTATTGAAACTGCTTCATTTCCATAAAGTTCCTGGCAACCAATGTCATCCATACAGTCCCTCGAATTGTGAGATAACGGTATAGAATATAGATTATCACCCCCAGTCGTAGTATAGTAATGATACCTATCCCTTCTTCCGTGGACTTCTTTACCATATAACGGTAATGTTTCGCCAGTCTCATTAGTAAGAATGCCCATCTGCTGTGTGTGACCAGGTTTGTATTGCTTCAGTGGTGGACTACGGAATTCTGGTTCTCGTGTAGGCATAAGCACTGGAGGACGAGGAAGCATGGGAAGTGGTCTTTGTATGGGCATGTTAATCTTAACAACCTTAGGATTGTGCCACATGTATGCCACAGCAACAGTCAAAGCAAATAGTATCACCCACATGATCTGTGTCTTTGTCTTGTTCTTCATTTATAGTACTAAAAGATTTAAATTAAAGGGTTGTCATGTTTCTTTAACAGATGATCGTTTTGGCAATCGACATTGGGTATCATAACATGGGACTCGTTCTCGCCGAATCCCTGACTGGTCCGTCGATAAAAGTTGAGTACATAAAAAAAGTTAGTCTTGAAGACTATAAGTACTTGAGATCAAACGACATCGTCGATTTGGTTCCTTTATTCGTAGAAGATCATCAAGCAATATTCGATTCAGCTGACAAAATACTGATAGAAAGACAACCACCAGCTGGATTTACAAATATAGAAATACTTTTGCATTACATGTTCCGTGACAAAGTTACACTCGTTCATCCCGTTAGTGTGCACACTCATTTCGGTATGAGAAACCTGAATTACGAAGAGAGAAAGGAGAGAACAACTTCGATTGCCGAGAGGTATACAAATTCCGAAATCCCTTACGAGAGAAAGCATGATATTGCCGATGCCTTGTGTATGATCATTTATGACAATTTCAAGTGCTCGACACACTTTTTTGACAGGTTCAAATATGTTCCTACTGAATTTCTCTAAAAAACAAATTATGGGTCATCTAATTGAGTTTGATTTACACCTTTTTTTTCACTGTATATAGTACAATGCCAACTTCTCAACAAGTTCGAAACGCCAAAAGTAAACTTAAGAAAACCCTAACCCGTAACAGGAGTAAACCTGTGTTACCCAACAGACAGTTATTAAACCTCATCAAGGTTAACAAACACATTCAGGCCATCAAAAGAAACTTTCTACGAGTGCAAGAGATGGTCAGGAACTCCAAGAAGTGAGTCCAGTTCTTGTGTGACTGAACAAATCTTGTGGTCGTATTCCTCTCTCATGAGATCGTATTCCCCTTGAATCCTCTGCAACAATTCTTCTCTGAATTCACAGTTGTTACTATGTATGCATTCAGACAAGTATTCATATACCTGTGTCATGTTCATATACATGAAATACAGATCACTTCTCTGACGAAATAGTTGGGAAAGTTCTTCGTCCATCTTAGGTGATCTTTTTACCTTTGAGAATCTTACTTAGGTCTTCGACAAACAAGTTGAAGTGTCCGAGTCTGTACTGCACCAGTGCCCAAAGTGCGAAAAACATCGTCTTTGTCATTTTGTTAACGTCATTCTCTTCCATCTTATAGATGGGTCCGACCACACGTCCCATGAAGGTTTCGTCTTTGTGTTTACCAGTGATGGCCATCTCAGCCTGGGTCAAGGCACAAGTATCATCATTTACACTCCAGTGGTAGAAGATGAAAGGTATGACCATGGAGTAAAACTCCAAGTTTCTCCTATCATTGAGGAAAGGAGTCACCAATATCCAGACGAGAAATACGAAGTGAATCGCGAATATTATGTTCATCTATTATAAGATGAGCTCAGAAATTAATATGGATGAAATGTGGAACGAATATCACGAAGATATACTGCGGCAATGGGGTGAGCAGTCCGCGTGTTATAGGTATATGCACCACAAGGCATTCTTGATGTTCAAGAGGATGAGTCTACGGTTCAATTTACCTGTGATTGTTTTATCGACGATAACCGGAACCGCGAACTTTGCTCAAAGCACCCTTCCTCCAAGTATACGGAGCACAGCCCCAGCCATCATAGGTGGTATGAATCTCGTGGCTGGACTGATCGCCACAATCATGCAATTCTTGAAAATTAACGAATTGATGGAGAACCATAGGACTGCCGCTTTGGGTCATGGTAATTTGTCTCGAAACATTCGCTTACAGTTAGCACTTCCACGAGAGGAACGTAAAAAGGAGGGTTTGAAATTCGTTGAGGAATGTAAGACAATGTATGATAGTCTTCTCGAGCAATCACCACCCATACCGAAACACATCCTCGTCGCGTTTGAATCTGATTACCCCTACGAAGGTAAGTTTACCAAACCTGAAATACTCGTGGTCAGACCAATTCCTTTCTTGAAACCACCAAAAACGGTTGAACCCATTCGAGCGATCACAGTCAACACACCATTTGAGAAGTTTGGTAAGATGTTAGCACCTTCTGACGACGAAGAAGAGGAAGAAGAAGAAGTTGAGGAAGAATTTGAAGAGACTAAATCTGACGATGGAGAACAGAAAGACGTTGAGCAAGGTAAAGGAGAATAATAAACATGACAAGATTGGTAACAATTGTGCATGCCACGTATGGTATAATTTTCCTTTTTAAAGGTTCTACGATACGCTTATGTAGTGCGTCATTCTCAAGCACTAAATCTATGGCTTGATTAGTAAGATCATCGATGGATTCTTTCATTAAAGTTGTCCCACAAAAAAAAATTGAAAAGGTTCACACGATACACTCGAAGAAAATTGAGTTGGTGCGGAAGTACATCAAGGAGGGGAAGAATGTATTCATCTGTGGTGCGATCGGTGTGGGCAAATCATTCATATTGAAAGAAGCTTTGGAGGGTCTAAATTCAGTGGAGCTTCTCGCTGAACACATGAAGTCGAAGTCTTTGTTCCTACCTTTCATACGACCATCAACGAAACATGTTTACATAGATGACTATGATCCAATTTTCAAACCGATAGTGGAGAGTGTCTCAGACGGTGATAGAATATCTCGCGGATCACTAGTAATCACAACAACAAACATGTGTATGTATCCAAACTTTGAGACTGTTTTCATTCCAAAACACAAACCTGAAGTTCTACTCACTTTGGTCGATGAGATAACTCCACAGATCGAAGCGTCTGCCATCAAGTGTAACGGCAACATCAGAACTTTCTTTTCATACGCAGATGGTTATGATCTTATGGATGATTTTAAGACACCAAAGGAGTTCATAGCGGACGTATTATGTGACTTAAATCCCATACAAATTCACGATAGCATTTCAGAACATGGTCACGTATGGGACATTTTCCAAGAAAACTATCTTAGCTCAGTGGGTGTCGACATTGAAAGAATAACGACATCCTTTTCAGATGCGGATTTCTACGACACCCATATTTATTCCCGTGGAGCGTGGAATCTCATGCCTTACTTTGTCTTGCACGCGTTAACCATACCCAAACACTCCCTCGGTGAGCCCCTCGACAGAGATAAGATTCGTCCAGGGAGTTGTTGGACAAAGTTGGGAAACTACAAGATGAGAAAGCAGAAATTCGAGGAGATACGGAAAAAGTCGAGATTAGGTCTC